AACGAACGGTGAAATCGGCGGTGAAACGAACGGTGAAATCGGCGGTGAAACGAAAGGGTAAATCGGCGGCGAAACGAAAGGGTAAACGAACGGTGAAACGAAGGGGTAAATCGGCGGCGAAACGAACGGGGAAATCGGCGGCGAAACGAACGGCGAAACGAACGGTGAAATCGGCGGCGAAACGAAAGGGTAAATCAGCGGCGAAACGAAAGGGTAAATCAGCGGCGAAACGAAAGGGTAAATCGGCGGCGAAACGAAAGGGTAAATCAGCGGCGAAACGAAAGGGTAAATCAGCGGCGAAACGAACGGTGAAACGAACGGTGAAACGAACGGCGAAATCGGCGGCGAAACGAAAGGGTAAATCGGCGGTGAAAAGTGTAGGTAACGCACTTAATTTATTAGTTAATAATGTCGGATATTGTGAAGCAACAATATTAGATGAAAATGAACCGAATGATCCATGTGATATTCATAAACGAGAAAATGAATGTGAAAACGAAACGAAAGACACTGAATATTGGCGAAGTTATAATTGTAAATGGAAAAAATAAAATATATCAGTATTATAACGGATGATTTCAACTTATATTATGATGGTGTTGCTTATAATATCGTTTACATTAAATCCATATCTTAAAAAAAAAGCATCGCATAATGTATCGTCAAGTGAATTTACATTAATTTATCAAATAATGGCTATAGTATTTATTACGTTTTATATTGGATATTTAGTTCAAAGTAAAACCTGTTCTATATTATGTTTTAAAAAAATGACTAAAAACGATTTAATATGGACTACATTTGCTGTAATTACGGGTATGGTAGGTTCAATACTATTACTATTTTTAATAAAAAAGGAAGAAGTATCCTATCTAATACCAAATATTCAAGGAATCGTTATATTATTAGGTTCTTTAATAGGGTATTTTATATTTAAGGAAAAAATAGAAAAATATAGAGTTATAGGTATATTATTAATATTTTTTGGAATTATTAGTATAAATTATGGTAAAGTTACAACCGACTCTGTCATTGTGTAATCCATTTACATTCTTCATAAATTTCTAGGTGTGTTTTTTTTTAATTTCGTTCAAATAAATTTAAATTTAGTGTTGGTATTTGTATAATAGTTATATTATACTTTTAAATAAAATTATTTAAACAATCTATATATATAATATGTATTATACAAAATGGAAACAAATAATGAACAAGCTGCTAATGTTGATTTAGAATCAATAGATAATTCTATAGAATATAATGATATTATAACTGACTCATTCGACGACTTAAATATTAAGCCAAATTTATTAAGAGGTATTTATGGGACCGGGTATGAAACACCTAGTGCCATTCAAAAAAAGGCAATTAAACCTTTAATTGATGGAAGGGATTTAATAGCCCAAGCGCAATCAGGAACTGGTAAAACGGCAACATTCTCAATTGGTTTATTAGAGAGAATTGATGAGACCAAACATATAACTCAGGCAGTCGTATTGGCACATACACGAGAATTAGCATTACAAATTGAAGGTGTTATAAAAAGCCTATCGGCATACATGGATATTTCTATAAATGTTTCGGTTGGTGGAACAACGGTACGAGATAATATTGACGCGCTGCTTAAAAACCCACATATAGTCATTGGCACCCCTGGTAGAGTGCTTGACATGATAAATAAAAAGGCATTGGATACGCGAGATTTAAAAATATTAGTGTTAGATGAAGCGGATGAAATGTTATCTAAAATATTTTCAAATCAAATATATGATATTTTTAGATTTTTGCCAAATAATATTCAAGTGGGATTATTCAGTGCTACAATGACACCTGAATTCTTTAGATTATCTAAATGTTTTATGAGAAATCCGGTTAAAATTCTGGTAAAAAATGAAGATTTAACATTAGAAGGTATTAAACAATTCTATATTAACTTAGAACATAATGAATATAAATATGATACCTTGTGCGATCTGTATGATATGTGTTCGGTTTCCCAAACTATTATTTATTGTAATTCGCGAACAATGGTCGAAGAATTATATAGGAGACTTTGTGAAAATGATTTCTCGTGTGTGTGCATTCATGGTGATTTGACTCAGGACGAACGAAATAAGATTATGGAAGAGTTTAGAAATGGAACCTCGCGTATTTTGATTTCTACGGATTTATTATCGCGTGGTATCGATGTTCAACAAGTGTCATTAGTCATTAACTATGATATTCCTAATAATATTGAAAGTTACATCCATAGAATAGGACGAAGTGGTCGATTTGGTCGTAAAGGGACTTCGATTAACTTTTTGACGCGATATGATATTAAGAAGATGAAAGATATTGAAGAATACTATCACACTATTATAGAAGAACTGCCATCTGATTTTAAATTATAATAATTATAATTTATTTATTTATTATTTATTATTTATTATTTATATATATATATGAAAAGTTCAAAATTAAAGAATAATTTTCGTAAAAAGAACAAAAATAAATCTTTAAAACATAGAAGAAATATTAAGAACAGATTGTCTTCTAAAAGAAACCGAAAAATTCTTTCATACAAGGGAGGGTTTAAAAAAAAAAGTAAGTGTAAATTAAAAAAAAATAAAAGATATTCGTTGAAAGGAGGTGCAGAGATACCTCCCGAGTGGGATGGTGTGTATGTAGATGGAAGCGAAATCGGCTCTCAAAGCTCAATCAACTCTCAAAGATCATCAATATTAAATAAAATTAAACACGTTTTTCATATTGGAAAAGGTAAACAACCCGGTTTGCCCAACACTAAATCAAACACCAGTTTAGTTGAGTTAAAAAAAGGCAAAATAGAAACAGAAGAAACAGAAGAAACAAAAATATCTAATTTTAATAAGGCATTAATATCAAAATTGAGAGAAATTTTAGAATATGCTGATACTAGTCCAATACTTGCAACTTCATATAATAAAACAGAACAATTAAACGATTGGGAAAAAGCAATAAATATTAATAAAGATTGTAAAACTATTATTTCTTCTGGTAAATTTGGAAATATAGTCTCTAAAAAATATAATTCAAATGAGGATGAGGATGAGGATGAGGATGAGGATGAGGATGTAGTTGTTAAATTTTCAAATAAAAAAGATCCAAACGAAGAAATTGAATTAATAAGAGAACTTGCAATAACTCTTTATATTGGAGCAAATGATAATATAGCTAATGTTAAAGGTTATGATAATATAGCTAATGTTAAAGGTTTTGCAAGATTAAAACTATGTGATGTAGGAACATGTTCAACTGAGGAAAAGGAGGAGGAAGTAGCGAACGGAGAGAAGAAGAAGGCTCCATGTTGTCCTTGTGACGCAACTAATACTTATAGTTTGTTTGGTTTAGTTATGACAAAATACGAAAAAGATTTAAATACTTATTTAAAATCTAATCATAAATTTACATCTCATAAGCCTATCATAAAAGGTGTATGTGAAGGTTTAATGTTTTTACATAGTAAAAATATATTACACTTTGATATTCATGTAGGAAATATATTATTAACAGAAGATAATACAGTAAAAATAACAGATTTTGGAATAAGTTTATTAGTAAAAAAGGATATACAAACATCAACGGGGGCTGCTATAGCAAATGATGATTTTCAATGGCCGTTTTGGGAGAACCGCGTGAAGAGATATAATATAAGTGTAACCCCTCCTGAAATACTTAATTATAACAACAAAAAATCATGGGAAACAAATAAACAAAATATATTTAAAATTGATGTTTGGGCTTTTGGAACTCTTATTTATGAATTACTAACATGTAAAAAATTATATTTCGTAATTACTAAAGATAAATCAACGCTTATGAAAAGTTGTTCACAAGCATTATTAAACAAAATTATTGATGATATACAAATTAAAGATTTAAAAAATTGGAAAAAAATATTATTAGATTGTTTACAAATTGAAAATTTTCAAAGAAAATTACTTCAAGATTTAAATTTAGATTTAGATGTTTTACAAGGAGGTATACAATGTAAAGATAATATTGATATTTCATTAGACGAATATATTGAGATTGATACATCGGTGCTGTCTCCAGCCACGCACACTGCCGGATCCCCCGCTGCACCAATGCCTGAGCCCGGCGAGTACGCGGAAATAGAAGGAGACGACGAAGACAGCACGTATTTGGAGCTGTCTCCAGCCGACGAGTACGCGATCATAGAAGAAGAAGAAGACGGCGACGAGCACGCGGAAATAGACGAAGGCGACGGCTATACCGGATCCAATTACTCTACCCTGGCAAGGAAGTCTCCACCCAATAGCGATACCGGACCCACATACTCTTTCCTGCCTCAAGCCGGGCGCGTTGCCGGACTCACATCTAACGAAGACAAAACAGAAACGCATCAAAATTTGCTATACGAAAGTTCTAAAGAATCACCAAATCCGAATGATGAGAAATGGAAGAATAATGAATCTAACTATATTAATTTTATAAACGAACAAATTGAAAGAATTGTAAATTGGTTTAACGCCGAAAATTTACCAAACTCTCAACAAACAACCATGTTAAATCACCTTGATAAATTAGACATATGGCGCATAATTAATGACGATTTAACATTATTCATAAATAAATATAAATTTAGAAATCTTAATTATAATGATAAACAATTTTTTATAAACAAATTTGAAGTATTAAAAGGTCATCATCTCTTATCAAAAACAACACTAGAAGGTATACCATTTTTAGAAGAAGCAAAAAAAGCAAATAAAGTAAAAAAAATAGATTTGCAAAAATTTAACACCCCTATTTATACCTTTATTATAGATGATATTATTAAAAAAATTACAAATATGAAAAAACCTCATCAGATTCAAAATCCCAAAGTTAACAAAATTAATACAAAGCTTAAATTATTTAACATAAACGACGATGAGTTTTCCCAGAAAGTACACGATCTCGCACTTAAATATGATATCGATGATTTTGGAGCTAAACTTTCACAATTTTCAACTTTCAAATATATTATAACAAACGATGAAGAAAATTATGAAAAATTTGTGTTAGAAGTGTTCGATTTGGTAAACTCGTAAAAGAAAATTTAAGGGAAACAACCAAAATGGTATTTTTTTTATAAATAAATGATTTTGGGTTTACAAAAAAAACACATAATAATTTTCTAATGTATATAGATAATCTTACTTAAATTTTAAAAATAAAAATAACTTAGTGTAAAAATAAGCGCTTATTAGATATGCCCATACAAATATTATGTTCATCACAAGCTTCAACTATATTTTGATCTTGGATACTTCCACCAGGATTTAATATAGTTTTAATATTATATTTATGGGCATAATCTATATTATCACGAAATGGGAAAAAAGCATCAGAACTCAGTAATAAATTTGATTTATCATTTTCTAAATATTCAAATATATCTTTTTGTGTTAATAATTCTGGCTTTTGGATAAATAATGTGTTCCATTGATTTAATTCTGATCGTGAAAAATCATTATTAATATATTTAACTATTGCATTAATTTTATCTTGTTTTTTTATATTTGGTTTAAATAAATCAAACAGTTTCAAACATTTTGGATGACTTCTTAGGCTATATAAATTAGCTTTGTTACCAGCTAATTTTATACAATCTACCCGATTTTGTTGTCCTGCCCCAATACCTATTACTAAACCATTAGATCCTATTGTTATTGAATTAGATGGTGTATATTTAAGTGTAATAGTTGCCAAAACAATATCATTTAATATAGATTCATTTACATCTTTATTTATAGTGGGAATATCATCAATTATATTTGTATCTATAATAGCATTATTACATTTTTGACTTAACGCCACACCCATAATTTCCTTATACTCAATTCTATCAAAATCAATATCCTTTCTAACAACAATAATTGGATACTTACCTCCTTTTTTCTCTTTCAAAATCTCAAGTGCTTCATTAGTATAACCTTCTGCTATTATTCCATCACTTATTTCTCTTTTGATTAATTTAGCGCATGTTTCATCAACAATACCACTTATTTCTATAAAATCACCAAATGATGATAATGGATCTATATATCGGGCTCTTAAAAATGCCCGACTACTCAACGATTTATTTATTTCTTGAATATCATACTTATCTAAATAATATAATCTTTTTTCTGATTCTAAGATAGGCATACCTATTGCAACCCCGGCTGGTGCTGTATGTTTAAATGATGTTGCTACAACATTATTTAATGATTTAGATGCTTCACACACTAAAAGCCATGAATTAAATGCGTCTAAATAATTAATATAGCCTGGATTACCATTTAATACTTGGATTGGTGATTTAGCATCTTGTATCGAATATAAACGTGCTTCATCTTGATAAGGATTACAACCATATTTAATAGTTTTTTGAGTGATATATTTACGATAATTTATAGATGAATCAAAATAATTAGTAATAAGTGCGTCATAATCTGTTACATGTCCAAATGCTTTTGCAGCATACATTTTCTTTTTCTCATCACAATTTATTATTTCATCATAATTTTCTATAAATTGAGTGTAATCATCTGGATTACATAGTGAGATAACATTCTTGTAATTTTTAGCAGAAGCTCTAAGTAAAGAAACGCCACCAATATCAATATTTTCAATAATATTAGATTCTTGAGAGTCACTATTATTTATTACTTCTGAAAAGGGATATAAATTGACTATTACAAGTGAAATTTGGGTTATTTATCTTCATCTTTTTTATGACTTTCTAATGTAGGGTCAAATAATAAACCACCATAAATTTTAGGATGTAATGTTTTAACACGACCTTCTAATATTTCAGGATATCCTGTAAATTCTTCAACTAATTTAATTCTATCTTTATGTTGTGGAACTATATTATTCAATATATGTTTATATGTTCCCCCTGTAGAAAGTATATTATACTCATGGTGTAAAAAGAAAGTTTGTAATATTATTTATATTTTGTTTGAAACACTAATTAACGCTAATTTCATATAGATAAAATTATATTGACTTGTTTAAATAATATTTTAAAAAATATTTTCATTTAAAACTTTAATTACTATAACTTAAAATGTATTATGTTGGTTGGGATATAGGTATTAAGAATTTAGCATATTGTATTATAGAACAACGTGAAGATAAAACCGAAATTATACACGACTTAAATATAATTAATTTAATTGATCAACCTAAACTATATAATTGTAGTATGACAAATAAAAACACTAATAAATGTAAAGGTAAGGCGCTTTTTTTTAATAAAACCCATGATACTATTTATTATTGTAATAAACACTATAATTTATTATCGACGAAAGAACAAAAAGATGTGAAAGCCATTAAACCTCCGAAGAAATGTTGTAAATATAGTTTAGAAGAATTGGGATTGCGATTATTTAAGACTTTGGATGAACATCCATTATTTACCGAATGTGAAAATATTATTATAGAAAATCAGCCGGTGCTAAAGAATCCAACGATGAAATCTATACAAATTATGCTTTATTCGTATTTTCTAATTAAAAATAAAAATATCCAAATAATTAAATTACTAAATGCCAGCAATAAATTAAAAGTGTATAAAGGTGATATTTCTAATGAAGACAAAAAAACTATTGATAATATAAAAGATAAATATCGTAGAAATAAGATGACCGCTATTTTACATACAACCCTTATGATTAACGATACTGAAAAATTAGAGTATTTTAATAGTCATAAGAAAAAAGATGATTTAGCAGATGCTTATTTAATGGCAAAATATCTAATAAAATAAATATTTTAAGGTTGCGTTATATTAAAGAAATAAGTTTATATACTAATATTAATTATGGAAGAGATTAATTTAGATTTAGAAAGTTCAAGTCATAAAAATATTAGTTTAAATTCTAATCCTAGTAATTCCCAATTACCACCAATGTCAAATAATATTAGCATACTTAAAGATGGTCCTCCAAAGGAATCTAATATCGGGATTGATTTATTAATTAATAAAAATAAAACGGCAGGTTCAGGTTCAGGTTCAGGTTCAGGTTCGGGTTCAGGTTCATCCGATATACTTAATGAATTTAAGCCGAGAGAACCTGTAACTAATAATGATAGTATTCAACAAAATATGAGTATATCATTACAAGATATAGGTTCTCCAAATTCTAGGTCACATAATTCGTTTTCGTCCGAGCCGGTTACAAGTATTAATTTGAGTGATAAAACCAAAGATAATTCGGATTTGGATTTAAATTTAGATGATTTGTTCAATGAAGATAACAATAAACCATCAACGCCTACGAATATATTAGATGAACCAATTAAAATTTCTCTTGAAGGTTCTAATCCTATGGGGGCATCGACATCTTCATCGTCAGAACCGAAAAAAACATACGAAGAATTACAAAAAGAAAAGGCTGAATATATCAGATTATTAGACAGACTTGAACAAAAGGGGATTAATACGCATAAAAAATTTAATATGAATTCAGATTATACAGAAGTCAAATCCGAATTTGATAGATTAACACGACAACGAGAATGTGATCAAAGTGTTAAATTCCAACGGAAAATGCTAATTGCTGCCGTTACTGCGATAGAATTTTTGAATACTAAATTTGATCCATTTGATGTTAAATTGGACGGATGGTCTGAAAGCGTTCATGAAAACGTGTATGATTACGATGATATATTTGAAGAATTGCACGAAAAATATCAAACTAAATCTAAAATGGCACCCGAACTTAAGCTATTATTTATGTTAGGTGGGAGTGGATTTATGTTCCATCTTACCAATACAATGTTTAAATCGTCATTGCCTGGTATGGGCGATATTATGAAACAAAATCCAGATTTAGCTAGACAATTTGCCCAAGCAACAGCCTCATCAATGGGAAGTTCGCAACCAGGATTATCGAATTTCATGGGTGATTTATTTGGTGGAGGTGGTGGAGGTGGTGGAGGTGGAGGTGGAGGTGGAGGTGGTGGAGGTGGAGGTGGTGGAGGAGGGAGAGGGATTTCACAATCCCATCAAATGCCTAGAAAAGAAATGGATGGACCACCTAATATAAATGACATATTAAATAATATGAATCCTAAAAATGTAGATATAGATTTAAATTCAAATTATAGTGAAAGTGATGTAGAAACCCGAAACATTAATATTAATAGAAATAAGAAATCGGTAAATCTGGATATTTAATTGTGTTGTTTCTTTTGAAGTTTAAACATTTTAACTATTTTTAAGGCATCTTTATATTCATCTTGTGTTACTTGTGATATTACCGGTTTGGTAACAATACAATATTTACTATTTTCATTAAATAATCCTGATACTAATATTATAAATACTGCTGTACAAATAAGAGATACATAAATATCTTTTGTAGCTATAAATACTACAGTAAATAATATGAATCGTCGTATAATCTTGTTGCTTAACATTTGAGTTTGGGTATCACTTAATTCCATCACTAAAAAGCGGGAACCTAAATTTAGCACAATCATCATAATACCTGTGAAATATTTATTAGTGTTTAAATCTGTTAACTTCATTATTAATTTACTAAGAAAAATAATTTTTGAATCCCTCTATACTTTCTGATTTATTTAGTAAAATAGTAAAATAGAGTATTATCAATAATAATCCTAATGGCACATCTTCCAGTAATATAAATAGTATAAATAATAGTAATAATATTTTACTTATTGTATTATTTACTAAAATTGAAATCTGGACTTTATTATTATTATTTAAATTAGGGATTATTGCTATTAATAAAATGATTAGAATATAAATAATATAAATCATATAATATAATATTATTTTATAAATAAAATTTATTATTACTTATTAATGGATATAATTAAAGATTTTTTATATTTCGATGATTCTAATTATAAATTAAAGGGGGGTGCTGTACTTGCTGGTGCCCAACTAGCAAAATCACCACAAGCTCAACAAATGGTCAAAGGAGCAGCAAGTAAAGGAGCAGCAAGTAATAGTGGTTCTAATAGTGGTTCTAATAGTGGTTCTAATAATTCAAGTAATAACAATGGCGATTTAGAAAAAGTGAATGAATCGTCCTTATTTGGTGATTTTGGTGATTCTATAATAGAAACTGTTAGAGATACTTTTAAAAAATTCAAAAGTTTTATACTCGGTTATTTTATTATTCCAATTATGTTCGGGTCATTTGCCCCAGCACTACCATTTTTTGTTGTTATGGCGGCTATGTTTGCTATGTTAAAATATTTAATGGGATTTTTTAGAAAATTATAATAAATATAATATATAATGGATTTATACTATTTTTATAATGGGATGAATAATATACTAAATTTATCTATGAATCATAATGATTATGTACTTAACTCTGACAAAATTCATAACGACCCACTAATTTTATTAGATTTAGAGAAATCATTTAATTTAAAGGGTGGTTCTGCACCTGCTGCTGCTGCTGCTGCTGCACCTGCTGCTGCTAAAATGGGACCTCCTGGTAAAATGGCACCTGCAAAAGGTCGGGCAAAAGCAAAAGATGACGGTCCTGAAGACAGTGCTGAAGACAGTGCTGAAATGAAACAGGTGGGTAATATGTTAAACGGATCTTTAGAAAAATTGGCTAATAAACAATCAACACATCGTAAAAAAGAAAAAAGACAAGAAAAAAAACAAGAAATAAGAGCGCAAAAAAAAAAAGCAAAAACCGAAGCCGAACAGAAAGAGGTCGAAGCAACAGAACTCGCATTAAAAGAAGCCGAACAAGAAGAAGAAGAAGCGGCACAAGAACTAATTGACGAAGAAATTAAAGAAATGGAAGACGCCGAAGCAGCACGAAATCAAAAAGAATCATTAACAGACCGAGGTGTAGATGCCTTAAAATTATTAATTAAACTAGTAGTATTTCTAGCTTTTATAACACTAATTCCTATAGCGCCATTTATTGCTATAAGTTATTATTCATTTATAAAATTAAAAGATTTTTACGATAATCAAATTGTAACTTTATAGAATTAATTTTCTAATATATATATAATGAGTTATTGTACATTAGATGAGGCATTTGAAACACCCTTTACCCAATGTATTAAAAAAAAGAAAAAAACTAAAGTAAATTGTAATAAAAATAAAACCAAATTTACTGAAAACTTTAAAGACTATAATTTAGATACAAACTTAAAAAATAATTCTACATTTGAACCTTTTGAAAATTATAATCCAGCTGAAGCATTTGAATATAATGAAAATGACAATAAACCGATTCATGAAATTGTTGAAGCACCTGACAACAGTGACAACAGTGACAACAGTGACAACAGTGACAACAGTGACAACAGTGGTGACAACAGTGACAATAGTGACAATAGTGACATTGATAATGATCTTAATGAAATAGTTAAAGTTAAAAAAACAAATAATAGGTCTAATAATAGGTCAAAGAATGGGTCAAATAATAGGTCTAATAATAGGTCAAAGAATGTGTCTAATAATAGGTCAAATAATAGGTCAAAGAATGGGTCAAAGAATGGGTCAAAGAATGGGTCAAAGAATGGGTCAAAGAATGAGTCAAAGAATGAGTCAAAGAATGGGTCAAAGAATGGGTCAAAGACTTCTTCAGGTAATGATTCAACTAATGCCCAAATGACCGATATTAATAATAAAATTAATTTCTTAATTAATCAGGTAAATAACGATGATAATATTAGTTTAGTTTCTAAAAATACGAATAATTCGAATACATTAGAAAATAACATGCATGATATAATATTATTTATATTATTTGGCGTATTTGTAATATTGATTCTTGAAGCTCTATATAAATTAGTTACAAAGATATGTAGGTATCAAAGTTTTAATAGTGTTTAAAACAATTAATAGTGTTTAAAACAATTAATAGTGTTTAAAACAATTGACGGTAATTCATTAATTCATTAATTCATTAATTCATTAATTCATTAATTCATTAAATAATTCGTTTTTTTATTAATATCCTTAAGATAATTAGTATTATAGATTAAATTACCTGAAGGTTTATAATCATTTATAGATTTTACATTTGATTTAGTATTAGTATTAAAAAGTATCTCATTTTTAACGCTCGATTCTTCTTTTTTATACCATGAGATAATTAATAGGTTAGGGTGTGTATAATTAATTTTGAACCCGTTTTTACTAAGATGAATTACTAAATAATTAATACATTTATCTAAATTATATAATGGTATTCCATAAATAAATTTAGGAATTATATAAAAACAACACGTATTGTAAGGGTTTAATTTATTACTTCGAAGTATTCGCTTATGACATTGTTTTAATACATTATCATAAATTTCTTCTTTATGTTTCTCTTTTTTTGTTTGATCATTAAATAATTCATTAATATTTAACATAGACATTATTTAAAAATATATAATAAAAAAATATTATATAAAAAACTATAAATGATTGAAAATATTGTATTTAGCGGAGCTGGTGTAAAAATATATTCTTTTCTAGGATTTATTAAAGCATTAAACGAATTTGATTTACTACATAATATAAAATCTTTTATAGGAACATCTTCTGGGTCATTAATAGCTACATTATGCGCTTCTAATTTTAAATATTCTGAGATAGAAGAAATTGTATTAAAAATTAATATAGCAAATCTAAAAAATATTAATGCCGAAAATATTATGAATTTCTTTAATGATTATGGTGTGGATGATGGTGGCAATTTTTCCAGAATAATTAAAATAATATTTCAGCATAAATTTAAAAATGAAACTATAACATTTAAGGAAATGTATGATATAACGCAAAAAAATCTTATAATAACGGCGACGTGTGTAAATACTATGGATATAGAATATTTTGATCATGATAGAACACCCGATATACCCGTATTAAAAGCTTTATTAATGTCGATATCTATACCTATAATATTTAAACCTGTTAAATTAGGTGAAAAATATTACGTTGACGGGGGTTTAATAAAGCATTATCCAATAGATTATTTTAAGAGTGATAAAGAAAAAACACTGGGAATATTAGTTATAAATAAATTAAATACTTATACTACAATAAATAATATTCAGGATTATATTTATAATGTCATGAATTGCCCATTTATGAATTTAGTTAAAAATTGCTATGAAGATTATAAAGATAATACAGTCTTAATTGAAGACAACACCAATTTCATTGATTTTGATATTGAATATAATACAAAAATTAATTTAATAGATAACTCCTATAATGCCACAAAAAAACACTTAGAACTTAACGGTTCAATTAACTTAGAACCTTAAAGTTCAATTATAATGACATAATAATGTTTTTAAGTGCATTAGCATCATTTGGGATTGATTCTTTGTGTTTGCCGTGAAATTTAAAAGTAGGGTATCCTTCAACATTATATTCTTTTGCTAAGGCTTTTTCTTCGTCAGAACCTTCGCAATGTATTCGTTTTATGTTGACTTTATTGGTAATAGCACTATCATTTTCCATGGCCGTAACATCTGGTTTAATCCGTTTACAGTATCCACACCAATTAACATAAAAGAAATATAACGTCGGTTTTTCACTGTTAAAGCCTTCATTATTTTTATTTACATAGTATACAACTAATACTACAAGTATAATAACTAAACAGCACACACAACATTGCTCGACACTAATACCTTTAAACATATTCGAAGCTTTATTTGACCCTTTTTTCATTTTATAAATATAACACATATATTTATTTTGGTTTATCTAATAAATAAATAATAATTTATAATTATTAAATGGACAAAATTAATAAATTAAATTCGATAGAAAATGGTATAATCGAATTATTGTATAAGAAATATAAAATAGACACCTATTCTGAAAATACGCACAAACATAATACAATTAACTATAAAGAAATACTAATAAATATAAACACTAAATTAATTAATTATAAAGAAATAATTTCTAAATATTTAGAAATTGAAAGTTCTATATGCTATTATGATATAGATATAATTAATTTAATTTTTAATTATATTAGTATAAATCAAACACTCGAAGAAAATGATTTTGGACTAAAATATACGTTTATTGATACCATTTATAATTATATGGGCTATGAAATCGAAAATAAACACTATAAAATAAATTTTAAGCACTTTGATAAGAAAGTCTTAACGTTAAACAACTTAATACAACCCACATATTCCCATATTGTAAATAATATAATAATACCTAATTCGAATTAATATAATTAATAATTTTATCATTACATATGCTATTATCAATAGAAACTAAGTCATACTGAGCTATTTTAACTTTTTTTAAGTCTTCAATAGTATAGATTGTATTTGAAATATGTAAATATTGCCCGTTTGTAATAGTATCACTAATAATACCCACAAAATTATTATTTATAATAGATAGATTATTACTATTAATATAAATTAAATCTTTGTCACATCTTAAATAACTATTATACGTAGTTAATATATCACACCAATTATAATTTTCTATATTAATATGTCTATAATCATAGAACCCTATATTATCAATTATAATAAAGTTATGATTCTTAGCTAATTTAGCTAATGCATTTCCATAAGTAATATTAAAATTAAATATATTGTTACTACAAATTTTAAGAACAATTATTTTAGAACCTATATTATCTACTTCACGAACCAAATCCTTTATATTTGTTATATTACAATCGTAGCATATTTTACTGTTTTTTATTTTCATAATTCGTTTTATTTTTGTTGTTAATTGATTATTATAATTAAAAAAATCATTATTTACTATATTTTTTGAAATAAGTAATTTTAAAATGTAATTTGCATCAAATAATGATATTATTTTATATTTTTGATTATCTATATGTTTAGTACTATTATCATCATAAATATTAAAAATACAACTAATAGTTAATTTATTTGATTCTAAAATAGATAGATATTTAATCAGCTTAGAACAGTTATCTAATATACTATTAAATAAAACAACACAGTTGTTATCTTCATAATTACCATCTATAAGCTTATTTTTATTAAGCATTAATAGAGGAATATTATGATTATAAGATATTATAGAAGATATATGTTGCATACAATTACCAATCCCTATTATATTTGTAGTTTCTATATATTTTATCTTTTCATGTATAAATTTTACTAATGTATTTATTAGATATGGGTATGATATTAAATTATTAAATTTACAATTTATAGTGTTATTATCTAATGTAATTATTTTTTTATTAAATAAATCTATTATTAGATTGTCCATTAATTAATACTTATAACATAATCCTTAAATAAATTAATCTATATTTGGAATATTTTCATATCTATTTACTAAATTTACTTCTTTAATTGCTGCAGTTTTAGACCTGGTATCAACATTAGCATCAACATTAGCATCAACATTAGCATCAACATTATCATCAAACAAAATTACACATCTTCCGTTAGGTAATATGTCTTTAATCACACCGGTTCGATTATTATAAGACTCTGTAGCAAGATTTTGAGTTAATATTTTATCACCAACATTTAATCTATTTCCATCTATTTCTATATTTTCTAAATCATCTATTTTTATTTCATCACATTCACCCGTTTCACACGGAAGATCACAATCATTATGTTCTACAGTATATGATTCATCTGCATTACAACAATCCGCTCCATCATCACATTCATCTGGTCCATCTTCTGCACCCATGCCACCCATGCCACCCATACCACCCATGCCACCCATGCCACCCATGCCACCCATGCCACCCATGCCACCCATGCCACCCATGCCACCCATGCCACCCATCATATTTTTAAGATTTCCCATAAGTTTAGGGTCGCTCATCATTTTTTTAATTTCTTCATTTTCCATTAGATTTTTCATACTTTCAGGATTAAACATTGACGACATTAAATTATCCATTTTATAAGTTATAGATACAATTAATTTTATTTTTTTAACCGCTAATAGTTAATTTAAAGAATAGAAACACTATTTATTTAAAAACTGAATGAAAAATATCAAATTATTTCATTCATATAATTATCTAAATGAAAAATTTATTCACGATAATAAAAATATTTATGATAAGCATAATAAATTAATATGTTCATTACAAAATATTCCAGGAAATTCTGAACTATACACAATACAAATCCAACGGATTCTAAAAAAGAAAATATTTTCTAAAAAAAATAATAATAAATCATTTTATACTAAACATAATATAAAAGTATTCTTATTAGTAAAATACCATATACTACAAAATTATTTAAAACAAAATAAATGTATTCCAGAATTAAATGTATTGACTAAAATAATTTTAAGTAATATTAGAATTAATAAAAATGAATACCTTCATAATATGATATGTATCAATAAGACATTTAATAAAAAGATAGTTTTAATAAATAATATTACTAATGATTTTAACTTTTTTTGTTTAAATGATTATTATTTAGATATACTTTCTAACACAATAATAGAGAAACAACACATAAAACTAAAAAAATATACAGTTAATGGGTGTATTATTTATTATGATTTATTAAAATGTCTGGTTGATGAATTGTTAACTATAAAAAATACTATATTTATAGGCAATGATAAACAATGTAACCAATTTACAAATATAGTTAATATAGTTAATATTGATACCGATACAATGTATGATACTATTATATTATTAGATACGTTGATTGATATTTCTAAACTTAAATTTAGTAAAATAATAATATGTGTAAATAAAACGAGTAATATTAAAGTAAATGACGTGATATTTTTATTTGATAAATTCTTTAAAGTTAATTTATATAAATACGAATTAACGAATAAACTAATTTACAATATGATTAATACGTGTATATTTAGAAATTATTCCCAAAAATTAATAAAAATGAATGATGTTGTTATTCAAGATAACAATTATATTAATGTTAAACGTTTTAGAATAGAATCAACACAATTAATAAATACTTTATGTTCTATATGTTTTATTAATACTATTAATATTGAAACAATATGCGACCATTATTTTTGTAGTATTTGTATTAATAAATTATTGAATAACAATAAAATGGTTTGTCCTTATTGTAGATTAAATATTAATATAAATACTTTAACATATTTAGTAAAATCTAAGAATGATATTATTTCCGAAAAATCAAATATAAATAGTAAATATAAATATCTAATTAAAAAATCAATGAAACATGACATTTCTATCATTTCAAATAATGATCCCAATATAAATGGTTTAAAAAAATTATATAAATTTATGGATATTAATCTAAATATATACACTATAAATAATATTAATTTAATTACTAATAATAATATTTATTTATTAGATAAAAAAGACACATATGATATTAATCATATTTCTAATTGTTTGATACAAAATTGTGTAATTAAAAATAGATTAAATTTAATTAATTTAAGTTAAGTATTTTCATCTCTTTTCTAAACAAGCTTTTAAATACTAATATAGTTATTAGAATGACATATACACTCATTATAACCATACTATAATAGTAAACAAATTTACGGTCCCAACTGTTAGAGCACATACATTTTTCGATTACCATATCTTGACTTAATCTAAATAACAAATATATATTTACTAAACCTAACACAGAGTAAATTGTTGAAATTAATTGTAAACTATGGGTTGAAAATACTTTAAGAATACCTATAATAAATATAATACCTATAAATATAGTTAATAGAGTATAATATTTTATAAAATCTCGTCTATATCCCTTAGAACATTCGCACTTAGTTTTTTCTAATTTGTAAATAAAATTAAAAATTATTATATTTATTAAAACAACAATAAGCATCACTATTTTTTTTAAATCAGCCATAGTTATTTATATAGTATAAATAAATTTAATAAATTAAAATTATTATTATTATTCATTTTGACATTTAATCATTTGTTCTCGTAAATAAGCCACCAAAGATAATCTAGTAAAATCCTTGTCAATGGGTATTAATTTTGTATTACAATGCCATTCATGAACATCCATAGCAAGGAAATCGCCATTCCTAACATCAACCGCCACTCCATATTGGGGGAATCCAGTGTACCCACCTTTATAGCGTCCTTTTTCACACACTATAAGATTTCCAAAACCATCACTATAATCACCTGCATCTTTATGAAGTGCCGTTCTCCAATTATAGTTAATTGTTAGTGTGCTAAAGGCAGTGTCCTTAATAGCATATTTAGGTGTGAGTCTTGCTCTATCCAATTGTAATTTATGATTTTTAGGTATTAGTTTTTTAAATTGTCTATCAATTGCTACTATAAATGGTATTATTTTAGTCCATTTATCGACTTGTTGAGATGTAAAGGCCGTTTCTCGGCACTGTGGGGCATTGATCGAAATATTTCTATCCTTTTTATCAAAATAGCCAATTATATTGCTTTGTGCCAAATTTCCAATTGTATTTGTAACTTTTTTACCATTTTTTTTAGAAATATAACCACTTATTCTTAAATTGGTTCTATTAATAAATAGTGCTGGATCATTCGCATAAGATGGTAATTTTTTAAGGTCTATCTTCCCGGCGGCAGCTCCTCGGTTATCATGCTTTTTCATAGCAGCTTTTGTTAAATTATCTAAGGCAATTTGACATAAATTATTAGGAAATACCTTTTTCCTGAATTTTAATAATATTTTTTTATGACCATGTTGGTCGTAATGATAACAATCACAATTATAGTTGATTATGGTGGTATAATGTTTTTCATCAAAATAATCACCCTCTTTTGATTTCATTGTTTTATCACTTAATTTCGGATTTTTTTTAACTATTAAGACTTTGACTTTATTACTTCGTGTTTTACCAGTTGTAAACGTCGATTTTTTTATTGTTTTAACCATATTAATATAGTATAATATTTTAATTATAAGCTTTTTTTTAAAAGCCCATTTAATCGTCAGTGTGTAACACCACAATAACGGATATTTGATTTCCACCATATTCAAATCGCTTACCTATAATTTTTCCTTGAATTATTTCACCTTCTTTTAAATTAAGAAACGCTTCATTATTAATATGATGTTGACGAGCTAATAAAATATTTAATGGCGATTCCTCTTCATCTGGAATAGCACCTAAAATACCCATTTTATTAATATTTTTTACGACAATATCTATTATATTCCCTTCGAGTGGATTACATATATCAACCGAAAATTCAACATTATATAGTATATTTCCATTGAAATGACTTGTTAGAACGGAACCAATACTACGCTTTAAAATTTTAGTACTATTGTTTTTAATATAACCAAATTTTAAACATTTGCCTTCATAAGTATCTTTAATTCTTTTTAGGATATAATTATTTAATTGATTATTAATATATTTAGGTTCTATTGCTAACGATTTTTTAATTGTTGATTTGGTAAATAAATTGTCCATAATATATTATTAACTATATTTTTTAAATTAAAAATATCAATTTTATTTAATAAAAAACTTTTTCATTTAACTTAGACAAAGCTTTTTTCATTTAACTTAGACAAAGCTTTTTTCATTTAACTTATGCTCGATTGTTTCTTCGGGACCATAAAAATGTCTACGAGAATCGACACCTGTTATATCATTATATCTTAAAATCAATTCTAAATATCTACATAATTCTATTTTTACAGGCCATTCTTTATATGTGTCATTTGTAAATATTTTAGTTCCTTTAATAGTGTTAATATAACTAACAATTTTTCCTTTTTTCATACCATCATTGCCGCATATACTACCCGTTTTTATTTGAGACCCTTTGGATACTGTTTCGGTTTTATCTCTAATTTTAAATTCGGGGATTGTTTGATTGGGGCGTAATTCATAATAACCTATAATATTTGCTGAATTCGGCATTGTTTTACTTTTCTTTTTAAATGACTTTTGAATTTGTTTAATGTCTTCTTCTTCTGCTAATACAAATTTATTTGTTTCATAATCCAATCTTCTATACTCTATTTTATTTTTATTAATTTTTTTATAACCCCATATTTTTTCAGGACCATTGTATAATATGTCTTCAAAATAGACATCTTTCTTAAAATATAGTATATTTGATAAAGTTTCAAAAATAGTTTCTTCGAATTTAGTAAGTTTACTTAATAATGAATTATATATTAAATATTTAGTTAATTTTTCTTTATCGTTAATATCCATAAAATCAATATAATATTTCACAATCTTATCTAATTTAATTTTTAATTTGACTTCAACATATAATTTATTTAAGTTTAAAGTAGCGTCATTGACAGTGTTGTTAGATAAAATTGTATTTTTTTTAGGAAATTCTTCTAATATAATGTTAATATCTTCTAATATAGATTCAATTTCTTTATCAATCGTTTTTTCAACTACAAATTTAGTCTTAGACGATTTATTATCTTTACTAAGTTGAGACAATACATTATTTCGTGAAATATTAAAACTCCCAATTTTCTTCTTGGTATTTTTTCGTAAATTATTAATTGATAAAAAATGACTACTATTTTTACTTTTAAAAACATAGATTCCATTTTTATAAATAATAGTTCCTATGTTTCCATTTTTATTGATTATTTTAAGTTGTTTATCAATGATATCATTTAAAGCATAATATATTAATGACTCATCGTGGAAAATATTAACAAAATCATCTAAACTATAATAGTTATTTTTTTTGTATAGTTTAATAATGTTTCGTTTAATTTCATAAATATTATCACTTATCATGGTATCGTATAATTTATATGTGTCTGTATCCAAGTCTTTATCCGAGGCATTATCTAGTGGACCTTTATATTCACACTTATAATCACATTCTCTATAATTACATTTTTTAGAACCATCTATATCCACAGGTTTCCCAAATTTATTTCCATGTATATTTAAATAACAATCAACCGCACTTGTTTTAAGCAAATATTCGATTTCGGCCATTTGAGTTGATTTTAATTCGGCTTTTCTATAAATTTCTAAATCGACAGTTTCATTATCATTCATAGGTTTATCTGACTTAACCGCTGCGTATAAATATATAGTGACATCTCTCTTTTCAGATGGTAAATCTATATGAGAACAGTTACGTATACCGCGACCTATAACTTGCTCTATTTTATTTAAATGATACCAGGGATCCAATATATGCACTTCTCGTATATATGAAAAATCTAAGCCTTCGCCAGCGGTTTCACTCCCTAATATTATTTTTATTTTTTCACCATTTTTATTAGAATGCTGTAATTTAATATATTCAGAATAGGCATTTGCCGATAAATCATTATTCCCAGAGATAATTATATAATTTCCCTTTTGGACGACAGTGTCTTTTATTAATGAACTGCCATATTTACTATATCCAGAATATTCTAATGCCAAAGCTAATGGCACTATTCCTGAATTAATATATTGCGAATAAATAAAAACAATACCTTCACTTTTATCGATATGTTCAATTATTTTAGCAATTTTGGCCGAATAATTCATTATATTTTTTAACTCGAAAAATCCGTCAAATTCAGGATGTTTTATACTATATTTTAGTTTACCTCCTACCTTTTCCTTTTTAACTAACCCACTAAAACCATCATTACTAATAAAATTATTAAAATTGTATTCTCCTAATGATGTATTATCAAGACCAGATTTAGGGAATACTATATTTGAACACATAATCCCACCTATATTAAATGCCCCATATTTATCATCGCTCCCCACCATTTTATCGTAAATTTGCGACTGGAAACCTTTCATAATACACGGAACTATTTTCAAGTCTTTTATTCTTAGTTTTATATCCTTACCATCTTTATCTAATTTAGGCATATCAGATATACTAATAACATCTTTTGGATATTTCCGTTCAGGGAATCTATACGGATCTTCGCCTCGCATATATGAAATTAATCCTTTTGTTTTATAGATAAATTGTTTTCGCATATCTGACTTTATATTACCCTCCGCGTCTATATAATCATTAGCATATATAATTGGTTTTTTATTATTTCTTAACATAAGGTTAATTAAAAATATAATTTCACTAGAATTATCAAACATAGGAGTAGCTGATAATAGTAATAATTTCATATTTACAGCCATGCTAACAACTTTTTCTAACAATGGTGGTAAAACTTTTAAATCTTGACCTTCTTTAATATTATGAACTTCATCTATAATCATAACTGTATTCGAAAAAGTTTCTTTAATTTTATTATTAAATAAGCGTGTATGGTCTTTTGGATCATATCTTTCTCGAATCTTACGTTGTATCGTTTCTATTATATTTGCGAATTGTTGATATCCATAAAATTCATAACGCCCTTTAATAATCTTATTAATGTTATCCTCTAAAATATGATCAGGTATTTTATCGAAATCTTCTAAATATTTATCTCCTGTGCATTGATAATATGGCATACCTTGTTTCACTTTTTGAATATTAAAAATATTCTTAATAAAATTATCTTTAATACTCGGATTTAGTAAAATAATAATTTTTTTACCATCGGCTTTTAATTGTTCACTATATTGTTCAGCAATTGATATGCTAGTACATGTTTTACCAACACCTGTCCCATGAAATAGAAGCATACTATTAAATGGGGTGACTGGCGAAAGAAAACTTTTAAGAAATTTTTGATTATGTGTTAATTTAAATTCTATATCACCTTTATCACTTTCATCTACATTATAAAGTGGATTACATAATTTATTGCGTTTTATTTCTAGGTCTTCGTCGCTTAAATCGCGCTCTCTTTCTGGAATTTTATTTATATAGAATTCCTTTTTACGTGATATTTTTTCATTAAAATCATTATCCTCATAATCAGGATAGCCGTTAAATGTATTATCACTATGTCTGGTCTCATCTTGATTTAAAATGTGATTTTCCATTACATTTGTTAAAGCATCATATTTTAGTTCTAAATTTTCTATTATATTATTTGTTGATAAAACACTTTTACCTTTATCAAGCTGTATTAAAATTTTCTTCGACTCTTCTATTAACATTGGACTAGACCATGAATCTTTACTATATTCTTTAACATATTCATCTAATAGTTGTTTATCGTTTCTCCGAACTTTACTATTTTCTAAACGAGTTGCTTGTTTAACCGTAAATGTCCGTTTTACTTTATTACAACGCCCAGTTTTTGGATTTACTTCTTTTCCTTTAGGACATTTTGTTACCTTAGGCGTTACCTTAGGCGTTACCTTAGGAGTTACCTTAGGCGTTACCTTAGGCGTTACCTTAGGAGTTACCTTAGGCATTACCTTAGGCGTTACCTTAGGCATTACCTTAAACGTCCGGTTTACTTTATTACAACGCCCAGTTTTTGGATTTACTTCTTTTCCTTTAGGACATTTTGTTACCTTAGGCGTTACCTTAGGCGTTACCTTAGGCGTTACCTTAGGTTTTACCTTAAACGTCCGGTTTACTTTATTACAACGCCCAGTTTTTGGATTTACTTCTTTTCCTTTAGGACATTTTGTT